CTGGAAAATCTTTGTTATCACCACCAAATCTTGCATAACAAAGAACTCTATCAGTTCCTAATTCTTCGTAAATATTGAATCCATGACCTTTTGATGGAGGTATAATAGGAATTAATTTAGCATGGTCTGTAACATTATCATTTATTTTACCAAGATCAACAATTCCATATGTGTAACCTTTACCACCAGATGATACGATTGCATTGGTAATTTTACCACCTACAACATCAACTACAACTTTTCCACCAGTTCCATCTCCAAGAATATCAACCTCTTGCCCTAAACCACCAGTATATCCTCCTCCACCTTGTTTATCTATATAAACTTTTTTGATTTGGTTATTATTGACATCTGAATCTCCATTTTCACGAACAGCTTGTATCTGAGATTCAGTGGTTGTTGTCCAATCATTAGGAACAGCAATAAATTCAGTGGAATCGAACTTAATTATATCGCTTGGAGATACTGTATATAAAAATTTCCATATGTAACCATCACCACTTTCACCTGCTTTTGATGGTTCTAAATCAGTAAATGTTGGTTCATCTTGAGATGCATTTCCTGTTGTATTGATACCAGATGACCCATTATCAATACAAACGTATACGTTGAAATTTTGATTTATAACATAATAATTAGCATCATATAATCTTGCAGATTTAGTTACCGGAGACTGATTGTTTATACTATAATCATGTCTATACATCTCATATCTTGTTCCCTGAGTCCATTCAACCTTTCTTATTAATCTTCTTACATTTTTACCTGTAACTCTTTTTGCAAATAATGTAGTGTCACCAATATGATTATTTGTATTAATATTGTCAACTGGGTTTGGAGGGGCATCATCAAAATCAGATTGCCTACCAAAACCCACCACGGTTGCATTTGGCAACCCTAATGTAACATAAAATGAATTTGTTGGACTAGCTCCTCCGACTCCAGTAACAGTGTCTACAAAGTTACTCGCATTTAATATTCTGAACTGATCCGTAATTACTGCTGGCATTTTATTACTTTTTTTCTATATTTATACGTGAAATCATCAAGTTAGTTTATCTTTGACTGCACCAGTATCACGAATACCATAAATTCTTCTTTCTATGGTTGGGAATGTTGATATTCCTACACCAGTTGAAAGTCCCACTGTGTAACCCGTGACACCTATCGCAACTGGATCTGGTCTACTTATATTACCAGTGACAGTAAATAAACGACCCCAAGAGAAGTTACCTCTATCACCAGTCGTTCCTACAGAAGTAGTAAGTCCGACATGAGCAGTTCCTGAATGAATATTTACTAGTATTTCAGCAGTTGATGCATTTTTTGTGATCGACTGAATCATATAAATGTTATCAGCAAACTGTGTTCCAACACCAACTATATCATTATTATTACCACTTAAGTTTAATGATGTAACACCATTACCGACAGTGGTATTAAAGATATAAATTGGATATCCGGGTTGAAGTGTGCTGAAGTTTCCTGCAGTTCTTGCTAAACCAATTCTTAGTCCAAGAGTCGAAACTCCTATTACAGCAGTTGATATACCAGTAACTATACCACTAAATCCCTGAATATCTTTGATATTTGTTATCTTTTCTGTAATCGCTTCAGGAGCAGGTGCAAGAACCTGTGGTGGGTTTGTGCTTGTGTAACCAAGACCTATATTGTTCACTGTAACTGTAGTGATAATACCACTCGAAATATTACCTGTGGCAGTTGCAAATGTGGCAATACCTGAAGCAACTGCTGGTGCTGTGGTGGCTGCAACGCCTAAAGGTGCTCCGATCAAGATGCTTGTGGTAGTTCCTACGTACCCACTACCACCATTTACTACTGTGATAGCAGAGATAGTCCCTGAAGCAGATACTGTTGCTGTCAGTGCAGCAGCGACTGGATTAACATCATTTACTATTCTTACACCTATGCTGTTTATAACAAAGGCAGAATTATCTTCTTCATAGTTGAAGAATTTAGCATCATCAACAAATATGCTGTCACTTTCACTTGTTGAAAGATCACCAATTATTCTTGATGTTGGGAAAATTAAAGGTTCTAGAGAATTTCTTGATTTAGATACAACTTCTCCTCTAATAATTTTATCAATCTTTTGTTTTCTCCAACTACTTACTGGTTTGAATGTCAATCCAATACCTGGCCCAGTGTATATTTCAGTTTCAAATGTATCTGATGTTGTAATACCAACGACAGTTCTTGGATTTTGTGCCACAGGATCACCCTGAGTTGCACCAATTTCAACAACATCACCAGTTTTTAGTGTCTCAGGCACATCTTTTGTTCGAGTATCGGGATTAGATCCTCCTGATGTTCCTTTATAGAAGAAAACTGAGATATCATCATCCGCATCTGGTGGAGTATTGAAGTCAAATGTAGTTCCACCTTCAAAGGTATATGACGAACCGGGCTCCTGTAAAACACCGTTAACAAAAATAGAAAGTAGATTTTCCATTTTTATTTCAGGATTATCACTTTCAAAACTTAGTAATTCGCCATTTAATTCAATAGGGAATCTTGTTCTTGTGCCATCCTGCAATCCTTTAATACTATCAACAAAATCAAATTCTCCAAAATCCCATGACGCATAGTTGTCGGTGAATACATCAGTGACTGTTAGTTCAAATTCACTTACTTTGCTTGATAAACCTAATGCAGTAACTAAACCAACAGGTCTTATAACATCACCTTTCTTAAATCCAAATCCACTTCTTGTAATTTTAAATGATTCAACTGTATGTAAAGTTGAACCTACACCAACAGTTGAACTAGCACCAACATTTACAGATACTTTTAGTCCAAATCCTGTTTCGGTTGTAGCACCAATTCCTAAACGGGATACACCTACGACTTCAAGATTTTCATATGATGGGTCTGGAACATTTAATCTTGGACTTACATAACCAGTTCCACCACTCACTATATTAAACGCTAAAGTTCCACCAGCTCCCACTGTTGCTGTAATATTAGCACCAGATCCAGTTCCAGTATCATCAGTTACACCAATCGCTACACTTCCTCTATATCCTGATCCATGTCTATCCAAAGTGCCAATACCAACTCCAGTTATAACTCCACTCCCGTTTATGACTGCAGTGACAGCAGCACCTACTAATGGTGCAACCCCTAGTCCACCCGTTGAACCAAGTGATACGATCATTCCACCTCTAGGTAGTTGATTTAAGTTGACATCAGATTCACTCGCTACTTTTGTTATACCATCTGTTGATGTGATACCTGTAAATGTTACAGTTGTAATACCTGCTGTATTATCTCCAATAAAATCGTAGTTGTTACCTTGATTATTTTCTGTGGTTGGTGTTTGGAAGATACCGTTTAATAAAAGTAAACTTCCACCTGTTTGGATACCAGTTGTATTAGCACCACCAACTTTTACTATGTGCGTTGCACCTACACCTGTAAATCCATCTGATATATCATCAAATATTCTATTATTTGTGTAATCATTCCTTAAGTATACTCTACCATGAAACTCTGATCGTGGGAACGGTAATCCTGATGCGTTTTTAGTTGCAAAATTTGTTCCTCTTGGTGCATCAGTAAAATGAATTTTACTATTTACAATATTGTAAGATCCCTTAAATTTTCTGACAGCACTTGAATCATTGTGTGATGCTGCAGTTGTACCTAAAGTTCCTCTCTCAACACCAACTAATTTAAAAGCACCACTACCACTAATTGGCCCTATTGCTAATGTACCTAGACCAACTGAAGTTACCTTTAATAATTCAGTTCCGATTTCTAAGAGATCACCATCGGTAATTGAAGATATACCTGCAATACTTATTATAGAATCTGATGCAGAAATACTTCCACCATTATTAACCAGAGTGGTATTAATTGGTGTAAATGCGATTGGTGATTGAATTAAACCATCAATGTTAATGACTGCCTTTTCCAATCTCTTGGACATTGAGATAGTATGAACATTACCAGCACCCAATGAAGTGAATGTAACTCCAGTGCCAGCATTCGCATTAGCTAATGATGTTGCTAGTTTGAAATTATCATCATCGACTTTAATCGCAAATACATCTGTTGGTAAATCTACTCCAGCAGCAGTTTCCATTGCATCAGCTGTCACACCTATAAATGTGCTTCCCGGAGTATATTTTAATTTTTCACCTGTGCTGAAGAAATGATCTCTTATTGAAAATACACCTGTTACAGGATTTAATTTTGTTGTATCAGTTGGTGTGAATGTTTTTGCGAATATTGGTACCCCATCATGTTTTAAATCAAACTCAGTTATATTTGCCCTAGTTCCGTTAACAGCATTGTACTGACTAACACCAACAGTTTCAGTTATACGTCCATATGTAAAATCTGGAGGTGTGTTGAATAAATCAAGATCAGTATATAATATTTCACTATATGCAGAAACTTCAGCATCACTTACACCTGTATCAGGGTTAAATCTAACATTAAACTTATTATTAGCAAAATTTGATATGAATGTTCCAATACCAGATGTGCTACCTATAGAAATAAATGGATAATGCACTATTGAGGTATCAGTTCCATTATGTGTTGCTAAAACTTCATGGATTGCAATCGTAGATCCAAACGCAACCTTAACAATACTCTTAATTGTGCTAAATTTATTTGAATCTACACCAACAATTGTAGATGTACCAGATACTCTCTTGAAATTGGATTGTAAATTTAAGGTTCTCTCTGTTCCAGCTATCTGAGCAGGATCTTTAAATCTAAACGTGCCAATACCAACTGAAGTAGTTCCAAATCCAACAGTTTTAGATCTTAATGTTGCTGTATTAATACCAGTGTTCTGGAAATCAATTGATAAAACACCACCACTTAAATTTGATGTAAATGTTCCAATAAAATTATTAGAGAAATTATCTATATCACCGCTATCAACATAGTACTCACTAAAGTAAGAATTAGTTCCATCATGTGTAGCATAAACATCAACTAAATTCTTTTCATTAGTGATATTATCTGTTACCTCAATGGTTGAATAGAATGCCGATGTTAATCCTACAGGGGAACTTACAAGACTAATTGTAGTATTAGGAGCAGCAGTTTTAGCAACACCAATTAGATTTACAAAACCTATTGCTTCAGTGTTAATTCCAACTGTTGGACTATTAAATTTACTTCTATAGACTTTGATATCCAAATCATCATCAAATGGATCTGTAGGAGTAATTCTAAGTGTTGTATCACTTGTTGCAGGATCTGTAAATCCTTGAACATCTAAAATCTTTTGAGTTCCAATACCTAAATTATTTCTTTCAAATGTAAATGTATCACTACTATCTTTGAATACAATTACCTCATCAATTTGTATTTCATCAGTGGATGGATTTTTAGACTGTATTAAGAAACTTTCATAATCGTCATTTATTGGTAATTCAACTCTATTATTTTGTGTGCTATCAGTATTTGAGAATCGTGAACTAATATCATCAATATCTAATACTCTGTTTGTTAAACACTCTATAAAACTTGAAAGTTTTCTATCTTTTAGTTTTAAGAATTTTGATTTACTTCCTCCGTCTAAAGTATCTACATCTACAGCAAAATCAAAGTTATTAATCGTATCAACCCTTTCTTCAGTAATCAAATCTCTATTGATGAATAAAACCCCGTCAGAACTTATTCCTGATTTTGCTGTAGAGGTGATACCTGTATCTGCAAAATTCTTTAATCCGCTTGTATGGACAAGTCTATTTACTGGGTCAATAATATCTTCAAATGTCTGTGGACTTTGAATTGTATATGATAAGTTTTGGTAATAATCATTATCTGGAAGAACCATGTAGTCTTCACTTAACTTTCCTACCTCATCATTCCAACCACGGGATTGTTTGAGTGAATAATCAATCTCAAATATACCACGATTATTAGTTACTGAGTTGATTGTAGCTACTGTGCCTGATATATCACCTCTTATTATATCTCCTTCAACTAAATCTCGTGATCCAGTTACCTTAATAAATTCATCGGGATTATTCTCTAAAACATTAAGATCAACTAAAACAAAATTATTATTTTCTTTAACACCTAATCTCTCACCAACTGTAAATTCTGATGTATTTTGAGTTGTTTTAAATTGAGGATATTTGTTAAAATTAGTGATTGTTGCATAATTTTGTTGATTTGTTTTTGCAATTCCAATTGCAGTTGATATTCCGGATAAGTCAAACTCAAGCACCGCAGGACTTGTATTTTGATAATCAGAAATAGTTAAAAAGTCAAATCCATAATCTGTAGAATTATACCCCGTACCAGCAGTAGGGTCATCAAGTTGTATACCTTCAACAAAGATCTTGTCACCAACTGCAAATGGAGCTGGTGTAAATCCTCCAATCGGTGTCACCAAAGTACAAGTAACGATGCCTGTTGTAGTAGTATTTGACATACCAACAACGTTAGATACTGATACTCCGTTAGAATTATTGATTGTTCTAATTCTTTGCTCAACTGATTTCAAACCTTTAGGTGAACTTTTTATATCAACAGATGAAATAGAACTTGATGTTAAAGTTACTTCAATAACACCCTGATCTGTTAATTTTCCGGTTTCAGGATCAACAACAACAATATCAGGTGCAGTTAGATATTCAGCCCCACCAGATACAACCTCTATATTACTAATAGAATCTGAGTTAATTAAAGTTATTGTCGGAGATATTCTTGCCTCTGGTTTTAAAGTTTTATCGGAGTGATATTCAAAACCGGGATCTAATATACGAACTTTATCAATTTTGTTAATACTTGTTGATAAACAAAGAATTTTTGAATTAATTCCATTGGCAGAGGTAACACTTGTAATACCGGGAATTTTCTTATATCCAAATCCACCTGATGCTAAATTAATTTTAGATACACCACCTGATGCTGTTAAAGAATTAGTACTATAAGAAATCTCATCCACCTCACTTCTAACATAAGATAATTTTTCTGGAACAGATTTTAATGATACATTAAATGAAGTTGTACCGACTCCAAAAGCAGTATATTTTCCATCATACTGACTATCAACATAAGTAATTTTTGATCCATTTTTAACATCAGTATCTGTAGTGCTAATAAATCCTGCTTTTTCAATAGCATAGAAAACACTTAGTGGATTTTCAGAGTTATATTTTAATGTAACTGTTGATGTAGTGCCTACACCTATTGTTCCATTTTTCTCCACAACAAATGAACTAGTTGATCCGGTAGAAACAAACTCATTATGGAAATCACTATCAAAGTAGAAATTAAAATCGTAACCATTTAATGATGAGTCTGAAACATAAAATACTAAATCATTATTTCTAACTATCGAAAGAGGTGGATTTATTAGAGATATTGTTTGTGAATTTCCACCAGTATTAGTTGAAATAGCAACGACATTTGGTGGTTCATTTACAACATCTTTTCTTGTTTCACCTAATTGGAATGCATCATCATCAATCCGATAAACAAAGTATGACTGTGTTGTTAATCCTGTGGCTTGATTTGTAGATCCATCATAGAAAATCTTTTGACCACTAACTAAACCATGATCAGTTTTAAATATTGTATCTGCACCAATATTTGCTTGTGCGATAGTTTGTGGATTGATAAGAATTTTATCTTCTGATGGTGAATATTTCACTATAACTGAGGTACTAACTCCAGTGCCTCCTGCTATGTTAGGTTGGACTTTTAAATTGATAGTATCTAACTCAGTCAAATTATGAGATGTAGATACTGCTACATGACCAATAATTTTTTGTGCTTTACCTAAAACTTGAGTGTGATTTGATTTTAATAAGTATTCAAAATTATCATTAGGTGCTGTTTTGAAGAATATTGTCTCTCCATTTTTTTCAGTTGATAAACCAACTAAATTATTTGAAATCCTCTTAGCAAATACTGTTGATCCACTTGTGAGGTTAAAACTTGATGATGATGCTAAAGTTGTTCCAGTTCCACACTGTAAAGCACCTGCACCGGTTGGTATGGTAAATGTTAATTGTTGATTATTTACAAATGGATGATTAGGTAAAAATATACTCTTCGCAGGTACACTAATAACTCTTGATGTTTCACCTTCTGTGAATGATTTAGCCATTGCTATGGCAGTTCCTGCGGTCAATGCTAAACCAACTTGCTCTTGAGGGTTGAAAAATACTTTATCATTTACTTTGGAATCAAAAGGTGGGGTCACTAATGGTATAGTAAACTTTTGAGGAACAGTTAAAATAGGAGATGATAAATCATGAGAAGCTGTGTTCGCTGTTGACACAAGACCTCTCTTTACTCTTAATATTTGTTTCTCATCAAAAACGTTTAAAACTAATAATCTCTCTGTACCAATACCTATACTACTACCTGCAGAAACTCTGTCTGGGATTTTAGAAACATATATGTCTGTTACGATACCTGATGTGTTATTTGCTCCCATAAATTTATAGAGAACAAATCGATCAGAACTAACACCTACAACATGAGAATCAGTAAGTTTAGGTATACTTGTTGATAGTCCAGAAACAACTATATTATCATTATCAGCAAATGTATGTGATGTTGATATAAATGCACTTACCTCAGAGTTATTTTCTCTTACGTAAACCACATCCTCATAGGTCTGTACGGTTGTATTAAGACTTACTATATCTTTACCCTTAACTTCTGATACAAAGGCACTAGCACCGCCTCCAGAGGTGCCTTCATTATCAAAATTTAAATTATCATTTACTTTATAATCACTACCAGACTCTATTATTTGGAATCCTTCAACTCCACCCTTTGTCACAGATTCTACGACAGAACTTTGTTCTATTATCTCATTTGACTCAACTATAAAATCATTATCAGCAAATTTATCACTTACTTTATATGGAAGCGTATTTCTAATAACTCCTTGTGCATTTAAATCAAAATTAGTTTGATCGATCAAGAAATTATCAGATACTGGTTCTGATCTGTAAGTATCACCGATAAAGTATGGGAATTTGGGTTCTAAATTACCTAAAGATCCTGTTGCAACACCAACAAAATATGCATAAACACCATTTGGAAAGTCTGGAGTTTTTGCAAATCTTCCATTATTTTCATCCAGATCACCACTATCAGTATACTCATAATCCTCAACAAAGAATCCATTATTAAATGATGAAGGTCTATCCACAACACCACTTGTGTTTAAAACATATCCTGTGTTTAATATTTTAATTGAAGAATTTTCATCTTTTGGATCACTATAACCATATGGGCCATAAATTGGATTTCCATCATATGCCCAACCTATGATCGGTGAGTGTCCTGTTATAGGATCAGGATCACTAAACTCATTAGTGTATAGTGATGTGCTATAACCCACAACAGCGTATTGAAGGTTAGTTTCAGACTCTTTTAATAATATTTCATCATCAAATCTCTCTAAGTTGTTTACTGTGAGTGACCTTACAGATGGTTCAAATATTTGTCCTGATCCTGCAGGTTTAACTCTTACTACGGGAGACTCTGTGTATCCAATACCTGCATTTATTATTACGACATCAGTAATCTTACCATCCGACACTATCGGTCTAAATCTTGCACCTACTCCTGTTCCAACTCCTACTAGATCTATGTCTGGTGGTGAAAAGTACTCTTTTCCTCCAAATCTTACATCAACGTTTGTTATCCTTCCTTTATTTGTTAATACTCTTAGTTCAGCTTGCTTACCATTTTGTAAAGTTATACCGGGTTTCTTTTCAAAATTTAATATCTCTGAACCATAATTTGTTCCGGGTTCATAAAGATAATTTTCAATTATTGATCCTCTCACTACTGGAGTCACAACTAAATCACCATCTCTTGTAAATGTGGTTGGTGAATAAACCGCATTTACACTTAAAGTAATATTGGGATATGCAAATTCTTGTAGTCCGGTTCCAGAAGATGTAAATTTAACATAATCACCTCTGTTATAATCACTATTGTTCGTAGCACCTACACCAGCATTTGCAATTCTAAATGTATTATCATCTAATTTTATGATTTTATATTGATTTGCTGAACTGATTCCAGAAATAGCAGTTCCACCGTATTCATAGTTGTAAGTAATAACTTCACCATCTAAGAATCCATGATTTTCAAAATTTATTGTATTTTCAATAGATGATATACCTACAGGTTTTACTGATAGTTTGCGATTTGTATAATTTGTACCAGCATCCTCAATCAATACAGACCTTAAAAAGTTTTTCTTTTCTAGTGTTTTAAATTTATGTGTTCCTTGTGTATTGATTGTTGTAAAACCAACTGGATTTGTTCCTGTATTAAAGTCATTTAAATTATCATACAATTTTATTGATGATATTCCAACTACTTGGGCATAATAAATTGATCCATCAGATAAAAATTTATTTTGGTCTGTATTTGATCCACCAGAAGTTCCAATACCAATTGGAGAGTTTTCATTTTTATCATATATTAATGCTTCACCATTTAATAAATTATGTGGTCGATCAAATATGATTTGATCAAATAAAACATCTACCCCTCCCCTAACTGAGGTTTTTCTACCATCAAATGTTAATTCTCTATGTCTTTTACGGACAATTGGTTTTAATACAGCACCAGATCCATTTCCACCAGATATGCTGATTGATAATACTTTTTCTATGTCAAAAAACTGTGGATCAACTAATACTTCATTCAACGATCCCTTTATGACGGGTTGCATGAGTGCAGTTGTTCCTGATCCTGCTTGAGGTATAACAATTTTTGGTAAATTAATTACATCAAAATTAGAACCACCATTTAGAATTTTAATATTTGATAATGGCCCAAAAAATATCTTATCCTCTGATTTGTAGTTTGTTATCTCAACACCATTTATTAAGATACCAGTTCCACCGGGTTCAGTTGATGTTGAAGACCCTGATTTTATATTTACATCGGCAGGAAACTTCTTAAGAATTTTTTGCACACCGATTTGTTCATTTTTGTGTCGTAATAGAACAAAACTGTGTTTACCTGAAATGGTTACTTTGTCCCCTCTTGGTATTGCACCTTGATTTAATGTTCCAACAGTGGTTCCACTTATAGTTACTATGTTTGTGAGTGGATCGATAGCAGTGACTGTTGATATACCAGAGTTACTAATATTTGAATTAGATAATGTATCATTTACTTGAATACCATTAACACTGTCAAGTTTGATTGTGCTTACACCTGTTATTGCTGTTGTTGCAACTCCTACTGTAATTGTTCCAGCAGTGAACTCTAAATTATTAGAGACTGGAATAAATGATCGTGATGCATATAATTTAATTTGGTTCGCATTTGATAATTTTTCAACGTAATATACACCCTCTTCCAATCCACCCAATACTAAATCGGGATTATTAGGTTTATAAAACACTGAGTCACCAGTTCTGAATCGAGTTGCACTTGGGAATGAAATTATTGAAAACTTTTGACTTACATTATTAAATCCCTGCAAATCTCCACCAAGAGTATTAGGAATCGTACTTTTAAATACATTTTCTGTTATATCATATGATGGTAAAGATGATGAAGCTACGTAATAGTTAATATCATTTTCATTATAAGTATTTTGAACATTAGATGTTATTACATCATTCCCATACTGCAGTGTAGATGTTGAACTAAATGCTCTGTCCAACTTTCTACGAATATCATAATCTACATCTACTAGTGGGGTAAAATTCAAAACATTATTTAGATCTACCTGATTATTTTGTAATATGTCACTTACAACAGCATCAGATACCTCTACTTGTTGCGATCCACCTCTTCTTATAATGTCTACCTTATCACCTACCTTTAAGTTTGACTTATCTGGTTTTGTTTTTAGTATAACACTTGCTGAACCCCCTGTTGGAGCACTTGGAAAATTATCAATCTGAAAAGTACAGGATGTATTATAGATCCATGAATTAAAGAAAACTTCTTTCTTTGTTTTATTTTGAGGATTCGCTACTACCTCACCAAGATTCTTAACAGATATCCTTTCTCCTTCAGTGGTAACACTTGATGTATTTGATGGTAGAAGTTTAAAATCAGATAGTACACCTGTAATTCTTAATTCAACTTTTTTACTAAGATCTCCATCCTCATATCCAAAAATAAATTCATCGGATCTTACATCGTCTGTTGAAGAAATCGCAGTAGTAATACCAGTGCAATTTAGGAATTGATTAACTGTCTTATCAGTGTATGTAACCGTGTTTATCCCTGATATGACCCTACCGGTAGTGTTAAACCCAACAGTTGAGTCAACAGTGATTACAGACGATCCTATGGGCACATCACCTATTGCTTTTGACTTTCCGGGTACGGTAAATGTTCCTAAAATACCACTACGATCATTATACCCAACGAATAAACTTAACTTATAATAACTTTTTCTATTTCGGGTAATTATCTCTACTTCAGATACTGAAGCTGTTGTCTGAGAATCAGTTGATTTTGTTATTGTCTGTCCGAGTAATTTATTAGGATCACCACTAATAACTTCAGCCACCACGATTTCTCTGCGTATAAATTCAGCACCTGATGGTTTGATAAGAAAATCTTCTAAATCGAGTATTTTAGGTGTGACTCCAAATATCGCATTAAAGAGAATACGGAATGATTCTGCAGTTCCTTTTGATTGATATAAAGACTTTGATTCTTTTATGAAGTTACTTACATCTAATTCTGATATGAATTTTGTATCTTCTAGACCCGGAGTAAGTGATGACTTAATTTTTTTGTAAAATTCTTGTAAAAATAAAACACTAAGATTATTTACAGATACACCAGATGTATGATTAGCAGTGGTTGTGGATTTAAATACTAATTCACCCGGATTATTAGGGTCTGTATATGATGTTATGCCACTAAATCCTCTAATACATCCTGTAAATGTATTTGTTGTTAGTCCTGTATAACTTATTATTTCATCATCAATTTTAAGTAAACCATATTGATTAGGAAACCCCTTTGTAGATGATACTGTAATTGTATCACTTGTTGTTGTTACACTAGAAGTTAATGTAGTTACACCTACAATTACTTCAGGAGTTAAGTTATCTAATTTTAAATATTGATCTAAATTATCACTTAAGTCTACAACACCACTACGATGTTCTTGAGAAATATAATATTGTCTTAAAAAGTCAACAGTTTTTGGACTCTCTGAGAGAATGAACTCAGGAAGTTGACTTTCTATAACTTGTTGAACTTGTATACGTTTTTCGATTCCAGTTCCTATCATTTTATCTGTTTAGTTCCCCATTTGAGTATGATGATGTTACTTTATATCCAACACCAGAAATTTGTTCACCAGATGTAATAGTATCTTTAACCATATTTATGGTGCTACTAGGAATGTTAAAATCCAAATATAAATCTTGTAATCCTATAACATCATTAGATTCTGGGAATGCCTGTACTTCGACTATATTATTATCCTTTTCAGTTTCAGTAATATTGATTGTTGTTAAATTTACTTCACCATGAATATAGTCAACAGTTCCAGCTGATTTGACAACTACAACATTAGTACCGCTTTGAGTGTCCTTTCTAACAATTGAAATTACACCAGTTTGCATATCTGGGTTGGGTGTATCTGTGATGTAAACTGTATTAGTATTTCCTTGAATTTTGAATCCAGTGCTCTTTATATTTAATCCACCGGGTTTTACATTAAATTGATTACCAAAACATAATTCATACTGTGCAAATTGATTGATAAGTGCGTTTAAATTACGTCTAATCTTTACCCTTGTGATATTTGATGAGATTGCTTTATCAATATTATCAATAACGTTTAATACTTTACTATACTTAAATCTACCACCAAAACGATTTACATCACCAGATCTTGAATAGATCGTGAGAGCATCAGATATTTTTGTTCTTAGTCCATTTACACTTGTAACAGCTGTCGAATCATAATAAATGAAAGATTCAACTTCAACGTATAATATCTGTAAATCAACTATTTTTTGGTTTATACCAGTAAGAGAGTAACTTTTTAATTTTCTTAAAATTTGTGTTTTATCAAAGTCAGATACAAACTCACCATTTTTTGGTTTGATTGTAATAAAAACAGTACCAAACTGAGGTGGATCTAATTCCTCTCCCCCAACAACTGATACACTTTCAGTATTAGGGTATACAGTTTGTATTATTGATTCATAATCTCTTGCTGTTACTGCCCTGTACTGTGCTGAGTAGAGTCTAGGTGCAAAGTATTTAATTGAATCTAAGGGTTCAATGTCACCACCATTTGAGGCAGATTGAATAACATCGATTGTTGGAATTGAAGATGGTACAACAATGCTAGTAGGTAAAGACGATGTTGCTTGATCTTTATCAGCAAAACTACCAGCAAATGTAAATACTGAAGGCCCATTACCACTTTTACCTGAAGTAATGATATACTGCACAGTGATT